CTCTTTCTTAAATAATGCCTTAGCAGAATTTATCAACTTATGCGAAGTTGCAGCAACTTTGGTTCCAGGCTTGAAGTGGCCTAGGGGATTTGACATACAACACTGTTGGATTTCCTCTTCAGAAAACTGTTTTTCGTCGTACAAAATTTGTTGGCACAAAATATTATTTATGTCGTCTATGTTTTCTAGCGCAAACGACATCTCTTGTCCAGTGTACAACGCCCATATCCATCTATCTGATTTATAGACCTGTCGAATTTCAGCCATAGAAATTTTCGAGTCTCCAACAGTACCATACATCTGCGAACCATAGTTTTGGTTCAGATACTCAATGTAACCTTGAATTATTTTGCGCGTTTCTACACACGGCCAGGATTCAATTCGAAGGGCACTAGCACGTAAAAGGTGCCATCGCGGGTCATCAATCATAGACCCATACATTAGAGAATTCAATACCTTCTCCTTCTCCGGTTTAGGGAGCCACACACCATCTAATTGCACAAAACTTTGCGACAAAAAGGACACGTCTTTTAATTTTCGACTTGTCTCACACGGTGTTTTCGTGACCACACCCAATTTACTCCATATTTCAGCAATTCGCGTAGGCGTAAACCAATCATTAATGAGATCGGATATGGTGTACGTATTGTCATCACCATTCAACGCGGCTTCCACATTAGACATAAAGTCAACATATGAACCAAACAACAATTCAGCTAAATATTTTCTCTCCTCGATTTCAGGAGTGCGTGAAATTCTCCAAATTTCTTTATTGGAGTCACCATATTTTTCCTTACACAGTTTAATAAAGGCATAGGAAAATAAGAAAAATAATGCTATTGTGTTGTCCACAATTGTATTAACTGACCCGGAGGGACCACCACAAAACTTTTGGATAAGCTCCCCATTCTCAAGTACAATGACAGAGTTGATAATGGAATCATACACAGCCATGTGTCGGTTTTTGTTTTCTTGAGTTTGAAACTCAGCCGCGAGAAATTCCCAACGCATATCGCGAATCTCACAAAGAAGACGAGCAA